ACATCATATTAGAAAATATATAAATAAATGTTTTTCTAGTTATAAATCTGGTATTATAAATCCAGAGTTAGATAAAAACTGGAAAGAAAAAGTTGACAAATATATGGATTACATTTGTGCTAAAAGGGATATATATAAAAATTGGTTTATAGATAGTAGAAAACCAAAGGAACAAAAGAAGTAAAAAGTGTGACATTTGCGTGATAATATAGACGTAGAAAACTTACTTTAATTAAATATAATAAATTATGAATAAAATAAATACAAAAAAGTCACATGACTTAAAAATTACTGATTCAGAATTAAGTAAAATTCAAAATTTAGTAAGAACTATAAACCAATTACAATCACAAATTGGTGGCTTGGAAATACAAAAATCACTAGCGATACAAAGGTTACATAATTTTCAACGTGATGTAGATACATTTCAAGTAGAATTAAAAAAGAAATATGGTGATGTAAGTGTCAACTTACAAGATGGAACGTTAAAAGAAATACCTATAGAAGATGAAGTTAATAAGAAAAATTAGTGTCGGTAGGGATTACAAAAATGAAGCCATGCATTATGCCGTGGGTCAAGAAGTTTATGGCGGCCATACAATATGCGATATACTAGAAAAGGATGATAAATATAGTATTTATATTAAAAAAAATGAAGAGGTATTGCCTTGGAAAGATTTTAATAAAAACATGGCAATATCAATAGAGTATAATTTAGAATACTAGTGAAAGGTCTTTGTAATTTTATTATTAAACCTAATGGGAGTAGGTATAATAATAAAAAAAATATTGGAGACAAAGAGTTAATATTAAATGTTGAAATTTTTCATCATCAATATGTTAATAGAGAAGCTATTGTATTAGAAACACCAATTATAAATAACACAGAAGTAAGGAAAGGTGATATTATAATAGTTCATCACAATGTTTTTAGAAGATGGCACGATATAAGGGGAAAAGAAAAGAATAGTAAAAGTTGGTTAAGAAAAGGAACTTATGTTGTTTATGAAGATCAAGTATTTGCATATAAAAGAAATAATAAGTGGAAAGCTTTAAAAGAATATTGTTTTGTAAAACCAATTAAATCATATGAGAAATTCACTGAACAACGTGAGCAACCATTAATGGGCGTTGTAAAATATATTGATAAAAATAATATTAATATAAAAAAAGAAAATTTAATAGGATTTACACCACATAGTGAGTATGAATTTATTATTGATGGAGAAAGGTTATATAGAGTGCTAACAAATTCAATTACAATTAAATATGAATATCAAGGAAACGAAGAAGAATATAATCCAAGCTGGGCATAAAGCGGTGGAGGAACTAATCAAGGTTGCTAAAGAACCTATAGTAGACAGTGGGGATGATATAACAGCTGATAGATTAAAAAATGCTGCAGCTACAAAGAAATTAGCGATATTTGATGCTTTCGAAATATTAACACGAATTCAAGAGGAAGAAAATTTACTAGATGATAAACCCAAAACAACAAAACAAAATACTTTTAAAGGTTTTGCTGAAAGAAGATCAAAATAATGTATAAACAAACGTTATCTAAAGTTGTTAACCCAATTAGGATCAATACTGTAAAAAGACTTAATAAGGGTAAAAAATGGAAATACGGTTATAACAAAGAACATAATATTGTAGTTTTAAGTAAAACCGGTGAAATAGGTGATATAGTTGAAATTCAAAATTTTCAAATAGCATTACCAAAACCTACAAAAGTATATAGTAGGTCAAAAAATAACAAGGAACAATATTGGGAAAAAATTGAATATCCAGTAGCATTAAAAAATATTAAAACAATTTTTGATTGGAGGGATTATCCTAATGAATTAAAAGATAAATGGTTTGATTATATAGATGAGGAATTTGATCGTAGAGAAAATGGGTTTTGGTTTAATAATAATGGTGTGTCTACTTACATTACCGGTACTCACTATATGTATCTTCAGTGGACAAAAATTGATGTGGGTGCTCCTGAATTTAGAGAATCCAATAGATTATTCTATATATTTTGGGAAGCTTGTAAAGCAGATACAAGGTGTTATGGAATATGTTACCTTAAGAATAGACGATCTGGTTTCTCGTTCATGGCAAGCTCGGAAGCAGTTAACCTTGCAACTATTTCGAGTGACTCAAGATTTGGTGTACTATCAAAGACTGGTTGGGATGCTAAAAAGATGTTTACAGATAAGATTGTTCCAATATCAATTAATTATCCGTTCTTTTTCAAACCGATTCAGGATGGTATGGACAGACCTAAAAGTGAACTAGCATATAGAGTACCTGCGGTAAAATTCACCAGAAAGAAATTACAAACCAATGAGCATGTAGAAGAAATAGTAGGTTTAGATACAACTATTGATTGGAAAAATACAGCCGATAATAGCTATGATGGTGAGAAACTTAATTTACTTGTGCACGATGAGAGTGGTAAATGGGAGAGACCTGAAAATATATTAAACAATTGGAGGGTAACTAAAACGTGTTTAAGATTGGGTAGCAGAATTATTGGTAAATGTATGATGGGATCTACATCAAACGCATTAGATAAAGGTGGTGATAATTTTAAAAAATTATTTAAAGATTCTGATGTAACAAAAAGAAATAAAAACGGACAAACTAAATCTGGTTTATATAGTTTGTTTATTCCAATGGAGTGGAATTATGAAGGCTTTATGGATAAACATGGTATGCCAGTATTTGATACACCAAAGGATCCTATTTATAATATATACAAGGAACTAATAGATATTGGAGTTGTTGATCATTGGAACAATGAAGTTGAAGGTTATAAAAACGATCAAGATGCTTTAAATGAATTTTATAGACAATTCCCAAGAACAACCGAACACGCATTTAGGGATGAGACTGCAAATAGTATTTTTAATCTTGCTAAAATTTATGAACAAATAGATTTTAATGAAGAAGTAAGTTATTCTCAAATATCAACTGGAAATTTCCAATGGGTGAATGGTGTTAAAGATTCTAAAGTAATATTTTATCCAGATCAAAAAGGAAGATTTAATATCACATGGACACCTGAGATTAATATACAAAATAATGTTATTATAAAAAATGGCGTTAAATATCCCGGTAATGAACACATGGGTGCTTTTGGTTGTGATAGTTATGATATATCTGGTACAGTTGACGGACAAGGTTCAAAAGGTGCATTACATGGTTTAACTAAATTTTCTATGGAAAATTGTCCACCTAATCAATTTTTCTTAGAATATGTCGCAAGACCACAAACAGCTGAAATATTTTTTGAAGATATGTTGATGGCATTAGTGTTTTATGGAATGCCAATATTGTGTGAAAATAATAAACCTAGATTATTATATTACTTGAGAAGGAGAGGTTATAGGGGATTCTCAATGAATCGACCTGATAAAGTTTGGAATAAACTATCAACAACAGAAAAGGAAATTGGAGGAATACCCAATTCTAGTGAGGATATTAAACAAGCTCACGCCGCAGCTATTGAAATGTATATACAGGATCACGTAGGGATAAAACCAGATAGCACACACGGTAGTATGTATTTTAATCAAACGTTAAATGATTGGTCAAGATTTGATATTAACAAAAGAACAAAGTTTGATGCAACTATTAGTTCTGGTTTAGCAATAATGGCATGTAATAGACATTTATATAAACCAAATGCTAATATAAAAAAAGAAAAAATAAATTTAAAATTTGCTAAGTATGCAAATACTGGAGCAATATCACGAATAATGGAATAAATATGACGGAACAAGTATTAAAAGGCAGTTTTCCAAGTCAGGTAGCTAGCGATATAACAAAAGCAAGTAATGAATACGGTTTAGAAGTCGCTAAAGCTATTGAGGCTGAATGGTTTGGTAGAGACGGATCTATGAATAGATTTAATGTAAACCAAGCAGAATTTCATAGATTAAGACTATATTCTAGAGGAGAACAGGGGATTCAAAAATATAAAGATGAACTTTCAATTAATGGAGATTTATCATTTTTAAATCTTGATTGGAAACCAGTTCCTATAATTCCAAAATTTGTTGATATTGTAGTTAATGGTATAGCAGAGAGAGCATATGATGTAAAAGCATATTCACAAGATCCATATGGAGTTAGTAAAAGAACTGAATATATGGAATCAATCATGCGAGACATGCTAACCCAAGATTTAAACAAGTATGCACAAGATGAATTTGGTGTTGATTTGTGGGAAAGTGATCCAGAAAAATTACCGGGTGATGAAGATGAATTAGCCGTTCACATGCAATTAACATATAAACAATCTATTGAAATAGCAGAAGAACAAGCTATAAATGTAATCCTTGCTGGTAATAAATACGATCACATTAAAAAAAGAGTTTATCAAGATTTAACAGTTATTGGAATTGGTGCTGTAAAAAATAATTTTTCAAAAGCAACAGGAGCTACAATAGAATATGTTGATCCATCTAATTTAGTATGGTCACATACTGAATCACCTTATTTTGATGATATATATTATATTGGTGAAATAAAAAATATTCCAGTTAATGAATTAAAAAAACAATTTCCAGACTTATCAGAAGAAGATTTATTGGAAATACAAAAACAAGGTATACATGATTCATATAATCATAGAGGTGGAATATCAAAAAAATATTTAGATAACAATATTGTTCAAGTTCTTTATTTTAATTATAAAACCTATATGAATGAGGTTTATAAAATTAAAGAAACACCAATGGGTGGATCAAAAATATTGATGAAAGATGACTCGTTTAATCCTCCTTTAGAAGTTCATGATCGTTTTGGAAAATTATCAAGATCAGTTGAAGTTCTATACGAAGGTGCTTTGATAGTAGGTACTAAAAAACTCATTAAGTGGGAAATGGCGAAAAACATGATGCGTCCAAAAAGTGATTATACAAAAGTAAAAATGAACTATTCACTTTGTGCACCTAGAATATACAAAGGAAAAATAGAATCATTGGTTGGTAGAATAACTGGATTTGCTGATATGATTCAATTAACACACCTTAAGTTACAACAAGTATTAGCAAGAATGGTACCAGATGGTGTCTTTTTAGATGCTGATGGTTTGTCCGAGGTTGATCTTGGAAATGGATCAAATTATAATCCACAAGAAGCATTAAATATGTTCTTCCAAACTGGTAGTGTTATCGGTAGATCATTTACTGGAGATGGAGATGGAAATCCAGGTAAAATACCTATACAAGAAATACAAAGTGGTAGTGGTGGTCAAAAAATACAATCATTAATTCAAGCATATAATTATTATTTACAAATGATGAGGGATGTTACTGGATTAAATGAAGCAAGAGATGCTAGTACACCTAGTGAATATTCGTTAGTTGGTGTTCAAAAACTAGCTGCTGCGAATTCTAATGTTGCAACAAGACATATATTAAATGGTGGATTATTAATAACATCGGATTTATGTGAGTGTTTATCATTACGAGTTGCTGATATATTAGAATACTCACCAACAAGAGAGGCATTTATTCAACAAATTGGTGCTCATAACGTTGGTACTTTAGAAGATTTATCAAGTTTACATTTACACGATTTTGGTATATTTATTGATTTAGCACCAGATGAAGAAGAAAAACAAATGCTTGAAAATAACATACAAGTGGCAATACAAAAAAATGGAATTGATTTAGAGGATGCTATTGATGTTAGAGAAATTAAAAATGTAAAATTAGCAAATCAACTTCTTAAAATCAGAAGAAAAATAAAAGTAGAAAGAGATCAAAAATTCCAACAAGACAATATCAAAGCTCAAGCGGATGCTAATACACAAACGCAAAAAGCTGGTGCTGAAGCAGAAGTAGAAAAACAAAAAGGTATTAACGAGAGTAAGATTGAACTTGAAGAAGCTAAGTCAAAATTAGAACAAGACAAGATGACAAGAGAAGCAAATCTTAAAAAAGAATTAATGAATCATGAGTTTAAACTTGAAATGCAAATAAAAGATAAAGAGTTAGAAGGATTGAAAATGCAAGAAAATATTAGAGAAGACCGTAAAGACGAAAGAACACGAATTCAAGCGTCTCAACAATCTGAACTAATAGATCAAAAAAAGTCAGGTAATCCTCCTAGGAAGTTTGAATCCTCAGGGAACGATATAATGGGAAAAGGAATAGATATATCTGGTTTTTAAAATATGTTTAACAAATAAATAATAATAAAATGGCAATAGTAAAAAATGATTGGACAGCTCATGTAAATGGTTCAGCATATTCAACAGCTAGTTCCGCTGCAATAACCCCAACATCAGGAAATGTTTGGATTGCAATAACGATATTAGGTGCTACTGTATTTGATACTGCTAGTGGTTTAGTTGCAGAAAGTTCAACCACATATGTGAATACAGAAGGTATAGGTGCGGGTGCGGCAGGTTTAGTGGTTGATGGTGTTACGTTTCCAGCAGGAATAACAATTCATGGTCGTTGGACAGAAATAGATGTTCTTAGTGGAACAGTTGTAGCGTACCAAGGAAAATAAGAAATTGTACGAGAGTACATTTATGTTTAATTAATTATATAATATCATATCATGGCAAATACAAAAAAAGAAGACGTAGTTGAAAAAACTGCTGACCAAGCTGTTGAAACAAAGGGTGCAACTGCTGATGGCAAGTTAAAGGTTAAAAAGAAAAAACCTTCACTAAAAACTATGGAAATTACAGATGAACCTCTTAAGGTTGATTTAAGTAAACCAGTAAATACAGATGAAAAACCTGTAGAAGATAAAAAAGAAGAAGAACTTCAAGTTGAAGAAGTTAAAGAAGAGGTTAAAGAAGAAATTGAAATACCAGTTATTGAAGAAGTTACCGACGAAGATAAAACTAAGGAAGTAATAACTAAAGAAGTGAAAGAAGAAGTGCAGGAGGTAGTTGAAGATTCTAAAGATAAAGGTATTGATCTTCCAGATGGTATTCAAAAAGTTGTAGACTTTATGGATGAAACTGGAGGAGATCTTAGCGACTATGTTAAATTAAATCAAGATTACAGCAAAACAGACGATAAAACTCTATTAAGAGAATATTATAATCAAACAAAACCGCATCTCGATAGTGATGAGGTTGAATTTCTTATGCAAGATAGATTCGATTATGATGCTGAAGTTGATGATGAAATAGAAGTTAAGAGAAAGAAATTAGCGTTTAAAGAGCAAGTTGCCAACGCTAAAAACCACATGGACGGGTTAAAGTCCAAATACTATACGGAAATTAAAGCTGGTTCAAAATTAAATTCTGAACAACAAAAGGCAATTGATTTCTTTAATAGATACAACGAAGGGAAAGTGAAATCAGATGAACAACTCTCAACTTTTTCACAAAAAACCAATGAGGTTTTTAACAACAAATTCAAAGGTTTTGAATATAATGTTGGTGATAAAAAGTTTAGAATAAATGTTAAAGACGTAAATAACGTAAAAGATAATCAATCTAATATTGATAATTTTATATCAAAATTTCTTAATAAAAGGAATGTGATGGAAAATGCAGTTGATTATCATAAAGCGGTATATACGGCAGAAAACTCTGATGCAATCGCTAATCATTTTTACGAACAGGGAAAAGCCGATGCTTTGAAAGATAGCCTAGCTAAATCGAAAAACATTGACATGGAACCTAGATCACAACACGGTGAAGTTAATACCGGGGGAATGAAAGTAAGAGTAGTTAGTGGTGATAGTTCAAGTAAACTTCGATTCAAAATTAGAAAATAACTCACGACGAGTTATTTAAACATTAAAATTTATACAAAATGGCAGCAATTACTCCGACCGCTGGATCGAATTTAAATTCGGTCGCAGCGCCGACAAAACAAACACTTGCTAGCAACTATGTCGATTTTACATCAAGTGCCACCGAAGGGTGGGCTCAACAATATCTACCTGATATTATAGAAAAGGAAGCTGAGGTTTTTGGAAACAGAACTATCTCAGGATTCTTATCTCAAGTAGGTGCTGAAGAGTCTATGGCTTCTGACAGAGTAATCTGGTCAGAACAAGGTAGATTACACTTGTCGTATACCGGCGCAGCAGTTGTGGATGCAGGTACAATTACAATCGCGGGTGGCGGTACTCACGCTGTACGAGTTGGTCAAACAATCGTACTGAGTGACAACCAGTCAACTCCGAAAATCATTAAATGTTATATCAATGCGGTAGCAGCTGATAACACTACTTTAACTGCAATTCCTTATTCAGGAGGTGCAACGGTAGGTGCTGTAGCTGGTTTTGATACTGCAACTGATAGTGGTGCAAACACATGTGACTTATTCGTTTATGGATCTGAATTCAAAAAAGGACAAAGTGGAATGTCAAACGCCGTTACTCCTCAACACAAAACTTTTGTGAACAAACCAATTATCATCAAAGACAAATTTGAAGTTAGTGGTTCTGACACATCAGCTATTGGTTGGGTCGAAATTTCAGGTGAAGAAGGTCAAAATGGTTACTTATGGTATTTAAAAGCCGAAGGTGACACAAAAGCCAGATTTACTGATTATTTAGAAATGGCATGTGTAGAAGGTGAATTAGCCAAAGCCGCAGGTGGTGTAGACAGTGAGCTGGGAACAGCTGGTACTGACGATACTGCAGGTACTGAAGGTTTATTCGCAGCTATTACAGACAGAGGCCACGTTGCTTCTGGTATCGCTGGTACAAGTGCTTCTGATGACTTAGGATCTTTTGACGAGATTCTTAAGAAATTTGATGCTCAAGGTGCTATCGAAGAAAACATGTTATATGTTAACAGGTCTGTGTCTCTAGCAATGGATGACATGCTTGCAGCGCAAAATTCTTATGGTGCTGGTGGAACTTCTTATGGAGTATTCAACAACGATGAGGATATGGCGTTAAATCTAGGATTTTCAGGTTTTAGAAGAGGTTCTTATGACTTCTATAAAACTGACTGGAAATATTTGAATGACGCTACTCTTAGAGGTATGACAAATATCTCTGATGTAAGAGGAGTCGTTATTCCAGCTGGTGTATCAACTGTTTATGATCAGTCTTTAGGTAAAAACCTAAAAAGACCGTTCTTACACGTAAGATACAGAGCTTCTCAAGCTGATGATAGGAAACTAAAATCGTGGATAACAGGTTCAGTTGGTGGAAACATCACTTCGGATCTTGATGCGATGGAAGTCCATTATTTATCAGAAAGATGTCTAGTTGTACAAGGAGCTAATAACTTCATGTTACTTAACTAATCATTATTATATAAAGAGTTAGGCGCTTCGGCGCCTACCACTTTATTTTTTTAAACTATTTAATTATATTATATTATGAAAAATAAAAATAAAAGTGAAGCCGCTATATCTGGTGCAGAAGCTGCAAAACAGAAAGGTTTCAAAATGGAAAAATTATCACCTGCTAAAGAGCAAAGAGTTCCAACATTAGGTACTCAAGATGCAAAAAGTACAGCAAGTGATTGGCAAATTAAAGACCGAGTATATTATTTAACTGAAGGTTTATCACCATTAACCTATACAATAAAAAGTAGAGGAATTTATTGGTACGATGAAAAGAAAGGATACGAGAGAGAGTTAAAACATACTACAAATCAAAGAACACCATTTGTTGATGAATTTCACGGTGAAGCTAGATTAGGTCATATTGTTTTTATTGATGGACTTTTGAAAGTTCCAAGAGAAAAACAAACATTACAAAAATTATTATCACTTTTTCATCCAGACAAAGGCAGAATATATAGCGAATTTGATGCTGTAGAAGAAGCAAAAGATGATTTGATTGATATTGAAATGGAAATAGATGCTTTAAATATAGCTAAGAATTTAGATGTAGATCAAGCTGAAGCAATACTTAGAGTTGAACAAGGTAACAAAGTAAGTACTATGACATCTAAAGAAGTAAGAAGAGATGTTTTACTTTTTGCTAGAAAAAACGCTACGTTATTTATGGACTTAGTCAAAGATGAAAATGTTGAATTAAGAAATGTTGGTATAAAAGCTATTGAAGCTGGATTATTAACACTTTCAGGAGACAACAGAACATTCAATTGGGCTAGTAATAACAGAAAGGTACTTAACGTTCCTTTTGATGAAAATCCATATTCAGCATTAGCTGCATATTTCAAAACAGATGATGGTATTGAATTATACCAAACAATAAACAAGAGATTAAAATAATTAATCACTTTATAGAGTAGTCACTCTATTGGGTGACTACACTATAAATAAAAAGAAATTATGGCGGTAAGTATAGATACAGTATATCAAAGAGTATTAACTATTGCAAATAAAGAACAAAGAGGTTATGTTACACCTCAAGAGTTTAATCTATTAGCAAACCAAGCACAAATGGAAATATTTGAACAATATTTTCATGATATTAATCAATTTGCTAAAGCACAAGGAAATGACACTGAATATTCCGATATGGTTGGTGGTGTTAATGAAAAACTCAAACCATTTCAACAATGGCTACAAGCAATGTCTGTTAGTGGTTCTAGTATTGGTACTATATCAACAGATGCTTACAAGCTTGGTAGAATTTTTTATAACGGGGCATCCGCTACTGGATCCACGGCTTCTACATTTTTATTAGAGATAGAAGAAATAGAACAAGGTCAGATCGCTCAAATGGAACTATCACCTTTAACGAGAGCAACAATAGAAGCACCTTATTTTTTAAGAAAAACGGCAACACTAATTAATTTATATCCAGCGGCAAGTTTTATATCAGCGTCAACAGTTAAATATAATTATGTTAAATCACCACTTGATGTTAATTGGGCTTATACAATAGTAAATGAACAAGCATTATATAATTCAACGAATAGTATAGATTTTCAATTAGTTGAATCTGAAGAATCTAAATTAGTTATAAAAATATTAGAATTAGCGGGTATAGTTATAAAAGATCCTCAATTAACCCAACAAGCAGCTACAGAGGAAACGGAAACACTACAACAAGAAATAAATAAACCAATTAGATAATGGCATTATTAGCGAAAACTCAAGAATCATATTATAATTTAAGTCAATCTTTTAGTGGTAATGGTTCTACTAGAGCATTTGCTTTATTAACAAGTAGTTTTAGTACACTACCAACTTTAAAAACACAATTTAATGTGTTTATCGATGGGACACAAGTATCAAGTTCTAATTACACTTATTCATCCCCAACTTTAACCTTTACCGCAACTGATTATAATAGCGATATACAGGCAACAGATGGAGCACCAAAAAATGGTTTAACAATATTAGTTAAACAAATTGATACAAGTGAATCTTATGGAAATTATCAATATGTGAAAGGTAAAGATATTGTAAATAATTTTAGAATAGCTTACATTGGAGAAGATAGAATTATACCAAAATGTTCAAGAGCTTTAGTACAATTTCACGCGCAAAGAGCAATAGCTGAATTATCTTATGACACGTTAAGATCAGAAAAATCTCAAGAAATAGAAGTTCCAGCATCATTAACAATGATAATGCCGCATGATTACGTTAACTATGTAAAATTAACATGGATGGAATCACAAACGGGAATAGAACATGTGTTATATCCAGCGATAAAAACAAGTAATCCAAGAGCGTTATTACAAGACTCAGATGCTAATTATATGTTTGATGAAACTACTGGTGATTTATTAGAAGCTAACGATTCAAACACTTGGGGAAAATATAAAAGTAATACGACTGAAGACGCTACAGACACAGAAAGAACAAGAGAAGATTTAAGAGAATTAAGTATAGGTGGACGATATGGTATAGATCCTCAACATGCACAGAATAATGGTAGTTTTTTTATTGATCCATTAAGAGGAAAAATTCATTTTACTTCTAATTTAAGTGGTAAAACTGTAACATTAAAATACATCAGTGATAGTTTAGGTACATTAGAAGAAATACAGGTTCATAAGTTCGCAGAAGAAGCGGTTTATAAATCTATTGCATATGCAATTTTATCGACACGTGCTAATATTCCACCTGTAATTGTAGCACAATTTAAAAAAGAAAGATTTGCCGAAACAAGAAAAGCTAAATTAAGATTATCTAATTATAAACTAGAGGAATTAGCTCAAATAATGCGAGGTAAGTCGAAACAAATAAAAAGTTAATAATACATGCCAGAGTTAAAACATCATTTTCGAGCCGGTAGAATGAATAAGGACCTGGACGAAAGACTAGTTCCTAACGGTGAATATAGAAATGCGGAAAATATAGAAATAGCTACATCTGAAAGTTCAGAGGTTGGTACTATACAAAATGTTGTAGGTAATACAAAGATAGTTGGTAGAAGTTATGATGCTAGTACGCAAACACTACGAGATACAACTTGGGCTACAGCTACTGCTCCCGCGGGAGACGCACTTGGTGTTGGAGAGGGAAATGTTATATTTGCTATTGATCATTTAACAAGTCCCACATGTATTGGATCAATAAAAGATACTCAAAACGATAAGTTATATTGGTTTATAGCTGCTACGGGTGTTAGTGCTATAGTTGAATATACAGAGTCAACTGGTGTGCTCGCACCAATATTAGTTGATAAAAATAGTATATTAAATTTTAGTTCAAGTTATCCAATAACTGGAATTAATATTATTGAAGGTTTATTATTATGGACAGATAATCAAAGTGAACCTAAAAAATTAAAAATCTCTACATTTAAGTCTGGTTCTACAGATTTCAATACCCATACACAATTCAACTCAGTAAATTTCACGGAAAATGATATTAGTGTTGCAAAGCTAGGTCCTATTAGTGCGCCAACTTTAACAATGGCTGCCTCTAAAAGAACTGGTAATGGTACTGGTACAACCTTTACATATACTAATAAAAAATTTACAGATAACGATGAGGCATCGTTAGC